AAACTAAGTGACATAACTAAAGATTTGAATATTCAAGAAAAAGCAACTGAGGTCCTAGAAAAAGCAAAAGAATTAATTGAAAGAGGTATAGAGAAGGGTAAAGATGCTTATGAGGGATTAAAAGGTTTTACAGGCTCTGTAGATATTAAAGTGGATATAAACAGTAATAGCACACAATTAGCGGGTATTGTGGTTGATGAACTATCTAAAAATCCACAAATGAGGGCTGAATTTGTTTCTAATATTGTTAAAAGCACCAAAACATACGCATAGTAAAATAATAAATTATCTATTTATTAGATAAAAGAATAGATGCCAAGTTATTTAGATTTTAATTCTACAAAAAAACTTAGAGATGAGTTATTAGCTAAGACCCTACAAAAGCCAAATGGTCCACAAACTTTTAACACATCTAACTACTCTATTCAAACTACCAGAAATATTGCCAATAGGGATTTAGGGGATGTAACATTAAACGATGATACATCTAGAGCTGCTCAATTAGTTTCAACAGATGGTAGTAATAGATTTGGACCTGAAAATAGTCAATATGAGGTTTTAGAAAATACAAGAATTTTAATTGACCCAGCAGGTAATATAGGGTTGTATCCATATTTTCCAATAGCTGACGGTATATTAGGTAGAAGTCTTATTGGGGCTTTAAATTCTGGTAATTACGAATTTGAATCGACATTAGCAAAATTTGCCAACTATCATTTAACCGAATCACCAGACGGTCCAGTTCAATCTAGAATTAGGCAAAATTTAAAAACAGCTACAGAAGGTAGAGCAAGAATATTAGACGCCGTTAATGGTAATCTTTCATCTGCAATTAATATTATAAGAGGTAGAGAAAGATTAATTGAAAAAAATTATAAGATTACTGTTGCAAAAACTATACCTGGCAAAGCAATAGATTTTTTACAAACAGTTTCTGGTATAGAATTTCCATGGTCAGAAATACCTGGTGATTATTTAACAAATCCAGCAAACCCTGTTGTAAACAGACCAGTACCTAAAACTGAATTAGGAAAAATATTTCAAGATGCTACAGGTGTATTAGGTTCATTATTAGGAATACAAAGAAGACCGGCGGCAAGTAGAAAACCATCAGACTTAATGATTGAATATTTGAGTGATGGTCAAAAAGATGTTTTATTTGATAATTTATCTTTTTCAACTTATGCACCAAATTATACAACCAGAGCTAGATCACAAAATACAAGTAAACTATTCAATTTTGTTGATAGTGTTGCTACTGGTATAAATAAAGTATTAGGTAGAGAAGCTCCAGAAGGTAAAGCATATATCGGAGATGATAGAGGAGATGATATTAAAAATGTTTTAGAAGATTTTAATCAAAATAAAGTATTAAGCCCATACTATCTTTCATATAAATTTGATTCAAAAGCTGCAGAGTTATTTTCTAATGAGAAAAATATTTCAGAAAGAGGTTCAATTCCGGGAAAATTAACATGGTTTAGTATTAATTCAAAAAATAGATTAGGTGCCAACAATACGGAATATTCTTCAGAGAGAGGTATCCTTGAGGATAGCTTATCAACAAAGCAGGAATTTAGAGACGATTCAATACTTGGTAAAACACAACAATTATTAAATTCATTACCAAAGAATGGTGGTGAATCAAGATCACATGTTGCAAATGTTATTGATCAAACTTCAAGAGTTTTTAAAGAGGGTACAAAATTTATATCAAGAGGTTCAGCAATTGCATATGTTGATAAAGCAACGGGGGTACAAGATGGTACAGAATATTGTAGAGTTTGGACAAAGGATAGGGCTTATATGAACTATACAGATACCATGAAAAAAACTGGAACGATTAGAAAAATCGAAGACAGTGTTATGAGTACACCATGGAATTTAAATATAGCCCCCATGTCAAATGGTAATAGATCTTTTGTTGGGTCTACTAACATAGACGGTATAGAGGGTAAAGCTAAAAAATATATGTTTTCTATTGAGAATTTAGCATGGAAAACTTCAAACAAATTTGGATATACTGTTAATGATTTGCCTATATGTGAAAGAGGTGCTACTGGTGGCCGTGTTATGTGGTTTCCTCCATATGATTTAAAGGTAAACGAAACTAATACAGCTAACTGGGATAAAAATAATTTTCTAGGTAGACCAGAACCGATATACACATATCAGAATACAGAAAGAACAGGTACAATATCTTTTAAAGTTGTTGTTGACCACCCGAGTATTCTTAATTTATTAATTAAAGAAATTTCTGATGAAGAAGCTGAGAACTTTTTAAATTCATTCTTTGCTGGATGTTATGATGTTGATTTTTATACTTTAGTTAGAAAATATATTACATTAGATCCATCCGATCTTCAATTGATTATGTCTTATCTTGAGTATTATAGAAAAGATGAAAATTTTAGAAGAGAAGACACAACAACATCACTTGAATTTAATAGCGTTGCTGGTGAAGTGACTGTAAAACCAGGAAGAGAAGAACCTATTGAAAGTCCAGCTGCGGATGGTAGAAATACCCTTGGCCAAGTATTAGCTGATAATATAATTTATTTTCCAAATGATATTCCAGGCCCTAAAAGCAACATATACATTGATGCTAAAAGTCAATCATATGATTCAGTATATAGTGATTATATTAAAGATAAAGAAAATTTTAAAAATCAATTAGCTAGTGGTCTTAATACTATTTTAACCGTTGATACAAAAGATAACAAAGCAGATAGATTTGTAATATTTGGAACAGAAGATCCAACAAGTGGAGGTACGATTTCAATTCAAACATTAATAAATGAGAAAAAGGGTTTAATTGATACAGCTTTTACACAACTACAAACAAATTTTGGTATAATAAGTGGGGCAACAGCAACACTTAAATCAGAATTAGAAAAGAAAAATATAAAACAAATAAAACTAACTATTGAGTCATCAACATCATTTGTTGCGGATGATTCATACAATATTAAACTTTCACATAGAAGATCTGATAGTTTGATAAAATATGTATTAAAGTCGATTTCAAAAGATTCAAATACAATACCTGAATATAAATGGGATAAAACAATTGATGAATTAAATGCTAATCCAGCACAGACCAATCAAACGGTAACAATTGATCTTAAAAAGTTAGGATATGGTGAGGATATTGAAGGATCAATGGTTGTTGACTTTGTTAACAAGGGTGAAAAAGCAACAGCAAGTGGACCAGAAACATATGATTGCACTGGTAAAGAAATTAAAAATAAAACTGGTTTAAAAAAATACGCTCCAATTACTTTTTATTGTAGATCTGCGAGTGTTAAAATAACTTATGAACAAGTTAATAAAACAGAACCAGAAAAGAAAACTAGATTTATCCCCGGAGAAACAACAATAACCCCAGGCAAAACAGATATTTCAGAAATTACAACAACTAAAAAAAGAAAACCACCATTAGATGTTGTAAAGAAACTTATAATGAAGGCTCTTTCTGAATGTTTCTATTTTAAGAAATTAGAAGAAACAGATCCTGTTGTATTTGGTAGTCTAAAAGAAAAGTTGAGATATTTTCATCCAGCTTTCCATTCAATGACACCAGAAGGACTAAACGCTAGATTAACATTCTTACATCAATGTATTAGACCTGGTGACACGATACCAGTTAAACAATTAGGAACAGACATAAATGGAACCGTTGTCGATGCTAGAAATACAACATTTGGCCCGCCACCTGTTTGTGTTTTAAGAATTGGTGATTTTTACCATTCAAAGATTGTGATAACGGCTATGAACATTACATATGAAAATAGCACATGGGATTTAAACCCAGAAGGTATTGGTGTACAACCAATGGTTGCTGATGTGACATTACAAGTTAACTTTATTGGTGGTCAAGGTATTAAAGAGCCAGTAGCCAAGTTACAAAATGCTTTAAGTTCAAACTTTTATGCAAATACTGAGGTTTATGATTATAGAGCCGATTCTACTGTTGACCAAGACAAACTACAGAGATTCAATGTTGATTTCTTAGAAAAATTAACCGGAGGCGTTAAAACACCAGGTGTTGCTGGTTTACCAACTGAAGATAAAACTAAAAAAGACGGTACTTGGATTGGATCACAAAATGGAACTAAAATGACCTATAAAGAAGTCATTCAAAATTTATTTAAATCAACCAATGATTATTTTAGTGCTTTCAAAAACACATATACAAAACTAACAGAATCATATGGTAAAGAATTTTTACCTATGTTTATATCACAAACATATAGAACAATTAATCAAATTGATGTTCAAAATACATTGTCATCAACAATACAGGTTAATTTATTGGGCGAATACAAACAATTTGTTGATTTTGCCAATCTTTATGGAAGAGTAGAAAAAGAATTACTTGCTAAAGTTAGTTCATCAGATCATAATGTTGTTTTAGATTTAGGATTTGATTCCGGAACATCAAAGTATGATAGATCTAGAGAAATAATTGATGCATATATCAAAACAACAATAACCGAGTTTTTAAATAAAATAAGAGACGAAAAAGCAACTAAAGATTTAGAAGAAAATAGAAACAAACTTATTGATTTAATTGATAGGGTTAATTTTATAATGAAAACCAATGGTAAAGACGGCAGATTTGATAAAAAAGAAACCACTGTTGCAACATTAGCAAATTTTGATTATACTAAGTTTTATACACAATATGATGAAGCGATAAACCTTATAAAAGACAAGCACTCAATCTTCACAACTGATTTAGATAATACAATTAATTTTAACTTACCATCTTTTGATGATACTGCTTATAAAAAGATATTAGCATTTATAATAAAAGACAAAGTTTCTGTTATTAGAAAACTATATGACGATTCAAAAGACACAAAGTATTTTGATCAAAATGCATTAAACAGAATAGAAAAGAGAGTTGAGAAATTTATTAAGAACAATAAATCTGATTCGGATATTAAGAAATTTAAATACAAAGAGGCTAAGCTTAAAAAAGAAATAAAACCATTTGATTTCAGCTATACTGGAACATTAAGTGGCCAAGAAATTGAAATACTTGAAAAAGTACACGCAATAAAAGGTGCTGCAGGAGCAACCAAATTAAATTTTTTAAAACCTAGTAAATAATGAATCAGTATTTCAATAGATATGATTACTTTTTAGAAGACGGGGAACATAAAATTGTTCCAGGTATTGAAATACCCCAAAAGTCTACTGATAAGTTTTTTAACTATAAAAAGGGTAAAGACCGTTTAGATAAAATATCACAAGAATATTATGGAACCCCATTGTTTAGTTGGTTAATTTTAATGGCTAATCCCAAATTAGGTTCCGTAGAGTTTGAGATACCAGATAACGCAATTATTAGGATTCCTTTTCCTTTGATTAATTCTTTACAAGATTATAAAAAGGGCGTAGAATTGTATAGACTATATTATGGCGAATAATCAATTAAATCAGAATGAAAACATATTAGTATTAGTAGATCAACAAAACATAGTACACATTGATCCTAATACCGTTGTTTCCTCATCTGGCGATTTGCAACCAAGATTTGTTGATCACGAAAATTTAGTAATGTATGTTAACCTTGAGGCCGATCTGGTACCAAGAAGTGTTTTATATTCTGAATCTCAAACAAATACATTAACATCTGTTGCACAAGGAAAATTTAATTTACTTAGAAACTCAGACCCAAAAAATGAGTTTGAAAACAATTTTGATACAAATTGGACAGAAACATTTGTTTCAAATAATAATATAGCGTCTAGTAGAACAACCGGAGAAGGTGTACATTACGACCCAACTGCACAAACATTCGGTATTGATTCAATAAATGTTACAGTTAAAGGGGCAAACAACATCCCTCAAGTTGGTATAAATTTTATTGATGTTAGAGGTAAAACTTTATTTGACGCCCCGGACAATTCACCATATAAAGCTTTTTTTCATCAACCATGGCCAATATTTTATTTAACAATTAAAGGATTTTATGGTAAAGCGATAAGATACAGACTTCAGTTAGTTGATTTTAAATCTAAATTCAATGGCAGTACCGGTAATTTTGAAATTGCAACAAAATTTGTTGGCTCAAGCTACGCATTTTTAAACGATATACTTTTACAAAACATTATTAATGCGCCATTCATGTATATGGTTGAAAAACCAGAACCACTTAAGGTGAATGAAAAAACAGGGTTTATTGAAAAAACTATTTCTAAAACAACAAAAGGATACGCAATATTAAAATCTGTTTATAACGAATATAAAGCAAAGGGTTATATAGATAAAAATTTTCCAGTTAAAACTCTTAGAGATTTATTAATGACTGCAACCGCTTTGGATACAATTATAGAAAAAGCACTTTTTTCTGAAACAATTGAACCAGATGTTTTAAGTGATGTGGCACAATATGATAAGACTCTCGATAAATTTGAAAAGGCTATTATCTCTTGGGGTAGTAGATACCTTTCAGCAGATAATCCACCATATTCTGAGACCGTTAGATTTCCCGGATCAACCACTGATACAACTGTAAATTATTATAGATTAAATAAGCCAACAAACGATAGCAGTAAAGTTACAAGTGGCCCGCTTAATTTTGAAATAGTTACAGGAGCAACAACAAGTAACTCATTAGCATCTATTATAAAGTATTATGTAGATGATCTTGAAAAAAATAAAGCATTTGGTGCTAAACCAAAGGCCAAACTAAAAAACGGTATAGAAACACAGACAGTATCGTTAGATACAGTAAAAAATATTAAAAACTTTTATGAAATAAAAGATAGCCAAATAGTTGTATCAAATGAAAAATTAATAAATTATATAAAATCAATACAAGCCACATTCATAAAGCAAAGAGACGCGGTAGAAAATGAAGTTGAAAATAAAATGAATGTGGTGATACAAAACAAAGAGGTTGGTTTTGGTTTTAAACCTACAATTAGAAATATTTTTGCTGTTATTTTAGCAAATGCAGATACGTACATTAGACTAATGAAAGACGTACACAACAAGTCAATTCAAAAATCTGATTTAAGAAAAAAAGAAATAGCGTATGCCGCTAAAACCGCAGATGATCAAAGAGAAATAATTTATCCTTGGCCAGAAGTTAAAAAGAATGGTAGAGATGATAAACCAACATTCTTTTATCCCGCAGATCCAGAAATAATAGGATTAACAAAAGGTAATAACTATAATATTTGGCCAGAGGTTGAGTTTGTTGAAACATATAATAGCGTAGCTGTTAAAAGAGTGGATACTGGAACTGGTAAAGAAGTTAGTCCCGGAGAAATTACGTTTGTTTTTGATGATGATAAAGAAACAAGAGAAACTTTTAATGTAAGTTCATTATTAAAAATTGCAGACCCCGCACCATATATAAACAAATCTTTATCAAATATTCTTTACGAGATTTATGAGAGAGCACAGTTAATTACATCGTTAGAGAGTTTTGATTATGGAAAAGGTTTAGACGAAATTGTTGAAAATGAATTTAAAAATATTAGTGGAGCAACACAAAGTGATGTTGATATAAGAGCATTACTTAGTACAAGAATTAAAAGTATAACAGATTTAACAGATTCACTTCAAAAATACGCAGAAAAAGAGAGATACCCATATTTTCAAGATGGTCTAACAACAGTAGAATATATTAGAGGGTTACTTGATGATGATTTTAAAATTGAACATTATACTAATTCTGTTCAAAATAATGGTACCAAAAGTAATGAATTTGAGAAATTACAATCTGCTTTAGATTCATTTGTTATTCCAGAATATAGAACAAAAGAGTTTCCTTTTAATTCTGATCTATACAGTTCATATGTTTCAACTAATTTATTGAGTAACACTTTCGGTTCCGGCTCATCTATTGGTTATAAAGGTATTTTTAAGGTTAATGAAAATTCTAATTTTATTAGCTCACCAATTAATCCGAAAGCTTGGGTTAATTCAAGTTACCATAAAAATATGTTTTCGAGTCAAATAAAGTATGATAATTTTACAAGAAATCTATTAAACACGCCATATTTTCACAAGCAACTATATGATGATTTTATGAAAGGCGGGGTTGAGGGTAGATATGTTGGATCGGCATATATTTTATTAAATTCTTTACCATATAAAGATTTAGACGACGTTTTAGACTTTGATGGTAAAAAGACATTTATGTTTTCGTTATTTAAAGAAGTTGGTGCGACACATTATATACCACATCATTTAATTTTAAAATGGGGGGCACAATATCACAGATATAAAAAATATCTTACTGACGGTATTGATATTATAAGCGGAATTACAATTCCTATTAGCGGAGCTACATTTTTTGATAACGCAACTAATGCTTCATTTAGTTTAACTGGAAATACAACACCAGATCAAACTGGAATGACTAGTACAATAACCGGCGCAACATATAATAGTAATAGTTATGTGGGGTTGTATCCATTCTACCATGGTATCTATTCACAAATTGTTAATGGGTATAGTTTTTATAACCCATCTGGATTTACAAAAACAAGTGCAAATGCTGCTAATGCCGCAAACCAATATTCTGCTGCAGTAGCATCAGGAATGACCAAGTTTGTTATATCCAAACCAACATCAACATCCGGATATACTTTTACGTGTTTGGTTGATAATTCAATATTTTCACCTAAGGATACTCGTTATACTGTTTTACCTTCATTTAACGGGGGTCAAATAACCGACTTGATTAATAATTTCAATACACTAACACAAGATTCATTCAGACTTATTTATGATTCAAATAATTTAAATAACAACCCATCATATAGTACAGTGTACTTTCCAACATATGGAGAAAGATTTGAAAATATTTCTGGAGAATATACTTTAAATGGTAATAAAAAACGCGTGATGGATTTAATTGCCGTTTTTAGCCCAGACATATTAGATGAGTTTGAAAAAATGTTTATTAATTTTGCGTCATTAGATCTCGATCTAGATACAGTAAAAGAGGGAATTGATTATAGTTCTTTTCAAAGTCTTTTGAAAGAAATTACTAGTATATCTAAAGACGGTATTGATTTTAATTCTAGTGGATACCAAACAAAAATAAAGGAAAATCAAACAAAAAAGCTAGAAGATTTAACTAATCAACTTTTAAACAATAAAGCTTTAGATATTTTAACAATTGGTAACCCTAGACAAATTGATGATTATGTTATTCGTGGATATATCGGAAGATCAAAAACTTATGGTGTAAATGAATATAATGTTTCTCAATTAACAGCACAAAATCAAAAACTAATTGAATTATACATTGGTCAAAATATTACTGGTGCAACATATAGCGGAATTAGTAGTAACCTTTATCATCACTTTTTTCAAATAAGCGATATTCAGGTTAACTCTGAAAATATATATGCACATAGAGAATTAGCAAGAATTTATGCCGGATGGGTCAAAGATCAAATTGTTAATACTCCTGGATTTTCACCAAATTATACTAACTTTAAAACTTATATAGAGGCTAATATATTCCGTCCTCAGGTAAATAGATTAAATGACTTTTTAAATAACCTTACTAGAAAATTTTCAGTTTTAAAAGAAGAAACATTAGAAGGAAAGGTCACCATTTATCATGGATTTAATGAGGCAAAATCAACATTATTAGATTTATATCAATATTTTAAATCTTTTAATGATAAATGGATTTCTGGAAACGCAATTGGCCAAAGAAGTCTAATGGATGAATTTTTATTTTTAGATAGATCTAATAGAGACATTGGAGATGAGGCATACATAAGTCTTGAACGTTTAATTTCATTAGCGGATGAAAAAAATATTAAAATAGATTTATATAGCGCAGTTTCATTATTGATTCAAGGAACAAACTTTGATTTGAGACCGCTACCGGCTTATGTAAATTTCTATGGCACTAATTCTACTAATAAGAAAAAAATACTACCTTCTAAAAGTATTGCGCGTACATTATTTGGCACACACCTAGATGTAGATTATCAAGAATCGTCACCTAAAATTATACTTCAGTACATTAACAAGACATCTCAATATCTAGATATGTCTAAAGTTAGTAAAGAGTATAAATTTAAAAACGATGGTTTTGATATCAAAAATCCAAACAACAATCCGTTATTGATTGAACCAAAAATATTCATGGATGCTGATTTATCGAAATCAAACAGAGTAGTTTCATTTGAAATAAACTTTGGTGATCAAGCACAAAATATATTTAAAAACATTTCTCTTGATCAAAGCACATATAAGAATACAACAGAAAGTGCTTTAGCACAAGAAAGATTAGCAAGATCACAAGGTGGCGGCGGTAGCCATGCTGTTGATATAGGTTTATTTGACATTTATAAAACAGCTTCGTATCAATGTAGTGTTACTTGTATGGGTAATGCAATGATACAGCCAACCATGTATTTTTATTTGGCTAATGTTCCTATGTTTGCTGGAACATATCTTGTTTTTGACGTTAATCACGCAATTAAGCAAGGAACATTTGAAACAACATTTACTGGTGTTAGAATTTCTAATAGTTCGTTACCATCATTAGAAAGTACATTTATGTCTAGTTATAGGCCGCTATTTAGTAGAATACTTTCAGCTGCAGTTAAGAAAAAACAACAATCGGATCAAGCTCAAACAACAGCTAAATCAATTACAACGACAGATAATAAAACTTTTACAATTGATCCTGGAGCTCCAGCAAGAGGAGAAGATTTAAATAATATTAATAAAACATCCGGATTTTTATTTGGCGATCTACTTCCATATAATGGTCAACAGATAAATGGTAAACCAGAACAATATATTCAATCAATTAACTACAACAACGAGAATTGGCTTAGATCTAGAGTATGTGTTCTAGGCTCAGGAAAATACATACCAATTAAAAATGGGTCACCAGCAGAATTATCCATGGTTAGTGGATGGAAAGCATATCCTAATAAACTTGTTAAATTATCAGACATTGGACCGTTATATGAATATTATTCTATAAGAGCGAATGTAACAAACACAAATAAAGAAACCCTTTTTGGTTGGGATACTATTTTTTATGTACCTAAATCAAACGCAACATACACACTTGAGACCAACGTCAATCCTAATGACGGTAAATTTGATGGCCCAGTTCATAGTGGGCCTAGTATAGATGATCCCACTTATGCACAATATGGCTTTGCTATTAGTCCTAGTTTAATGAGAAAACTAAGGTTAGTTGAGGGGGATGTTTTATATTTAAGGTACGTAAGGAAATAAAACCAGAAAAAACATAAAGATTGTAGTATTTATATGTATACATTTTAACACTATGGAAAAGTTAAATAACGCGGTCAATCAGTTTTTAAACCCAAAGGTTACAAAAGCTGTTTCTAATGACCAAATGGAAAGAGAAGAATGCGATTTGCAGACTGGTGAATGTTATGTCATCAGATCTAAAGATGGTATTGTTGAAAGAATAAATAAAAAATACATTACCGAAGACGGTAGACAATTATTACAAGACTAAAACTATGTTAGAACAAAAGCTTTTACAAGAGGTTAATAGATTTAGAGAAATCAATAGAAATGCAACTAAGCATTATATTATAAAAGAACAGGCTGAGCCTGCCGCTTTACCTCCAGCAGGCGCCCCAGCTGCGCCAGACGCATCAGCTGCGCCAGAAATGCCAGCACCAGATGCGGGAATTCCAGCAGCACCAGGATTACCTGATAGCCCAGCTATGGGTGAAACAGAAGAGGTGGATGTTACCGACTTGGTTAATATGACCAAAAACATTAAAAACGAACTGGAAACCTCAAAAATGGAAAATGATAGTGTTATCCAGAAAATGGATACAGTATTCAGTAAACTAGACGATTTAGAGTCTAAGTTAAGTAATATGGACGCTATAATATCTAAAATTGATCAACTGGGTGCTAGAGTTGAAGAAATGAAACCACAAACCCCACAAGAGAAGCTAGAGATGCGTTCACTGGATTCATATCCATTTAACGAAAAACCACAAGAGTTTTTTGCTCATAAACAAGACGAAATGAGAGCTAGCGGTAAAAACGAATATGTTTTAACAAAAAACGAAATTGAGAACTATTCAAAAGAAGAGCTAGCTGGAAGCTTTAACCCTTACCAAGATGAACAACAACCTAAGTTCTAATGTAAATTTCTTTTTAGGACTACAGAATCAGTTTAAAATATTACACTGGCAAACTAAAGGTTATGCTAGACATAAAGCTTTTGGTGAAATTTATGAGACTTTAGACGGTCTTATTGACGAATATGTTGAAATTTGTATGGGTAAACATGGTAGATTTGCTTTAGATAATTCTACAAATACCATCCAAATGAATAACCTATCCGAACTTAATATTGTGGAATTTTTACAAACCGCAAAAAATAGACTTATAGGTTTTAGTGGTGAATTATCACAAGAAAGAGATACCGATCTTTTAAACCTTAGAGACGAAATGTTGGGTTCGTTGAACAAATTAGCATATTTACTTACCCTAGAATAATTTTTTATATATTTTTTAAAATATTTTTAGCCCAGATTTTGTAATCTGGGTTTTTTTGTTTATATTTTACTATTGTCAATTTAAAAACAAATAATATGAGTACAGTAGATGCAGTACTAGCACAGTACGAAAAAAGCAAGCAATCCGCAAGCGGAAACAACAACAGAGTATCTAGCGAAGAGAGACTTAAAAGGTATTTTACAACAGTATTACCTAAAGGCTCTAAAGGGGAAGAACGCAGAATCAGAATTCTACCTACAGCAGATGGAACATCACCATTTAAAGAGGCTTATTTCCATGAAATCCAAGTGGATGGAAAGTGGGTTAAATTATACGATCCAAAGCAAGATGGTAAGCGCTCTCCATTAAATGAGGTGTATCAAAGTTTAATGAATACAGGTGTAGAATCAGATAAAGAATACGCTCGTCAATATCGTTCTAAGAAGTTCTATATTGTAAAAGTTATCGATCGCGATAATGAGCAAGACGGACCAAAGTTTTGGAGATTTAAACACAATTCAAAACAAGACGGTATTCTAGATAAGATTTTCCCATTATTCCAAAAGAAGGGAGATATTACAGATCTACAAACAGGTAGAGACTTAACGTTATTCTTAACATTAACAAAATCTGGTAATGGTAAAGAATACACAACAATTAACTCTATCATTCCGGAAGACCCATCACCACTTCACTCAGATGAAACAGTGGCAAAAGGTTGGGTTAACGATGAATTAAGTTGGTCTGATGTTTATTCTAAAAAACCAGAAGAATATTTGGAAATGGTAGCAAAAGGTGAAACACCTACTTGGGACTCAGAAGGTAAAAAATGGGTTTCAGGTGCTAGTGGAGAAGATGTTATTGTTGGTAAAAAACAAACAGTTTCTACACCAATTGAAGATCCACAAGAAGATGAAGATGCAGATGAAAATCTGCCATTCTAACCCAACGGGCCGGAGATAACGTCAATGGCCCATTTTTAAAAAATTATTATTATGGCTATAAAAAAACAAAACTTCTCGATTTCACAACTTGCTTCGAAATATTCAAGCAAAACAACATATAAACCAGATCGTTTTTTGGACCTTGGTGATGCATTTTTGGATGCAACTGGTTTACCTGGGCCAGCATTAGGTCATATTAATATGTTTTTAGGTCACTCAGATACAGGTAAAACCACAGCACTACTTGGAGCAGCTGCAGATGGTATTAAAAAAGGTATGTTACCAATTTTTATAATCACTGAACAAAAGTTTGATTTTGATCATGCTTCAATTATGGGTATTCCTGTAACAAAAGATGTTGATCAAGGAACTGGAGAAGTAACATATTCTGGTGATTTCATTTTTAGAAACGATTTTGAATATATTGAGCAAATCACAGATTTTATTAATGAGATGCTTGATTTACAAGAAAAAGGTGAATTACCATATGACTTGTTATTCCTATGGGATTCTGTTGGTTCTGTACCATGTAAGATGACATGGGAAGGTAAAGGCGGAAAGCAACATAATGCGTCTGTTTTATCTGATAAGATTGGTATGGGTATCAACCAAAGAATATCTGGCTCTAGAAGAGCAGATAAGGCTCATACAAACACTTTGATTATCGTTAACCAACCTTGGGTTGAACTTCCTGATAATCCATTTGGTCAACCTAAAATCAAAGCTAAGGGTGGTGAATCTATTTGGTTGAATTCAACATTAGTATTCAGATTTGGTAACGAGAAAAATGCTGGTACAACAAAAATTTCAATCACTAAGAATAAGCGAACTGTAACTGTTGCAACAAGAAGTAAAATTACAGTTATGAAAAACCACGTAAACGGTATTCAGTTTGGTGATGGTAAAATTATGGTTACACCTCATGGATTTATGAGAGCAAAAGAAGCTGCAGAAGAGAAAAAATCTAGAGAGGATTATGTAAAGGATAACTTAGACTATATTAGCTCATTATTCGATGAAAAAGTCGATAATCTTCAAGAACTAAAGTTTGAGCCGATACCAGAAGAAGAGAACGAAGATTGATTGTTTAACTATTAAAGACTAGACTAAATGTCTAATACATTGTTGGTTGATGGAGATAATCTATTAACCATTGGTTTCTACGGTTTAAAAAACCATTTTTATAAAGGTCAGCATATAGGTGGATTATTTCACTTTATCGACACACTCAGAAGATCGTTTGAAAATTATCAACTTGATAAAATCTGCGTATTCTGGGATGGTAAAGATGGTCATATATCTAGAAAGAAAATATATCATCATTACAAAGAGAACAGAAAGTCCAGAACAAGGACTGAAGAGGAAGTTTTCTCATACCAAAGGCAAAGATCTAGGATTAAACAATACTTGGAAGAACTTTATGTTAGGCAAGGTGAATTCGAGTATTGTGAATCTGATGATTGCATCGCCTACTACACACAAAATTCTCCTAAAGAGAAAAAGATAATCTACTCATCTGATAGGGACTTAGCACAGCTCGTAAATGAGAATGTAACGCTCTATAACCCATCACACAGAAAAGTATATAAGAAGAATGACATAATTGATTATGATCATGAAACTATCTTGATTGAAAATGTCAAACTGGTTAAAATTTTATGTGGTGATCCTTCTGATAACATCTTCGGTATTAAAAATATGGGTATTAAAAGATTAATCTCACTTTTCCCCGATATAAAAGAAAAGCAAATTACTTTAAGTGAAGCAAGAGAGAGAGGTAATCTTTTATTTTCGGAAGACAAGGAAAATAAATTGGTACAGAACTTTTTAACTGGTGTTACTAAGCTCGGTGTTTTCGGTGATGAATTTTTTGATATAAATAATAAAATGGTTTGCTTGGATGAGCCAATTTTAACCGAAGAAGCCAAAAATGGTGTTAATTCTTTAATAAAAGAAAATCTTGATACCGAAGGGCGTTCTTATAAAAATACTATGAAAATGATGATGGAGGACGGTATTTTCACTGTTTTACCAAAGAGTGATGATGCATGGATAAAATTCCTAAATCCTTTTCTAAGACTAACTACTAAAGAAAAAAATAAACATACAATTAAATTTAAAATTAAATAAAAACTAAGACTTATGAACATTCAAGAACAAAACAAGTTTGAATTTTTACTTACACTAGACGGCAATATCATCTGCCAGCGATTTTTTAACGTTAAAGACTATAATCCTTATACCAGGAAGTCTATGAATCTGCATTATGAAGTAAAAAATATTTGTGAAGAAATTTCGGAAGATTTGAAAATAAAAAGTTCCGAATACTTAATCGAAAATCAAGGATTTTTTATGAATAATGAAGTTGTGGAAGATCCTAAAGAGATGGAAGAACAGTATTTTTTACTGCAAATTAAGCAAGGTGACGATGTATTTATTTCAAGAATATTTGCTGCGCACTATTACCACCCAAAGGTTAGATACGCGGTAGACATTCGACCAAAATTAAGAAGAATTTTGGCAGATTTAACTGAAGTTTTGTCAGTAAGCGATCCAGAGACGACATATCTTCAGTACGAACTTTAATTTATTTTATTTTATAACTTATATATTTTATGACCGAGAAAAATTTTGGCCATTTAGGGCAAACGTATCAAATATCACTATTAAAAACTATTATAGAAGACCGAAAATTCGGTGAAACTATTGTTGAGGTCATAGATCAAAACTATTTTGACAATAATGGGTTTAAGTTCATTATGCAAAATATTAAGGAGTGTTATGAAAAATACGAAACACTACCTTCATATACCGCATTAGAACAAAAAATATTATCAGAAAGCGTTTCAGACACAGCCAGGACTGCTTTTATTGATACCATTAAGAATATACAAGACCACGTTATTGATCAGGGTGGAATTCCTTTAATTAAGGACAAAGCTATGAACTTCTGTAAGCAGCAAGTTCTTAAGAAAACCATCAAGAAAATAGAGGAGATAACAGCTAAGGGTGAATTTGAAGAGTACCACAAAATTGAGAAACTAATTCAAGACGCTCTACAAGTTGGTGTTAGTGATAATGATGTAGTAGACATCTTTGATAGTATTAGCTTAGCTTTACAAGCTGATAATAGAAGACCAATACCAACAGGCGTTGTGGGTATTGACAACCTATTGGATGGTGGTTTGGGAAGAGGCGAACTTGGGGTAGTCTTAGCCCCAACCGGAACAGGTAAAACAACTTTATTGACTAAATTCTCTAACGAGGCCTTTAATCAGGGTTACAATGTTGTTCAAGTTTTCTTTGAAGATAACGTTAATAACATTAAACGAAAACATTTTACCATTTGGACCGGTATTTCTCCAAAAGAACAACCATTACATGCTGAAGAGGTTGAGAAAATTGTAACAGAAAGAAAAAGTATATCAACTGGCGAGCTTAGATTACTGAAGTTACCTAGTGATTCTGTTACAATTTCTGAAATTAAATCAAAATTAAGAAAGATGCAAGCTGATGGTTTTAGAGTAGATTTACTAACTTTGGACTATGTTGATTGTATCACCCCTGAGAAGACAAATTATAATGAAGAGTGGAAGGGAGATGGTGCAATTATGAGACAATTAGAAGCTATGACATCTGAATTTGATATCGCAATATGGACTGCTACCCAAGGTAATAGAGAATCTATTAAGAGTGAAGTAGTAACCACAGATCAAATGGGTGGATCTATTAAAAAAGCCCAAATTGGACACGTTGTATTGTCTATTGGTAAAACAATTGAACAAAAAGAAATGAATCTTGCAACATTAACATTATTGAAATCCAGAATCGGTAAAGATGGTGTTGTATTCAATAACTGCAAATTCAATAATGAGTTTCTTGAAATTGATGTTGACCATCAAAATACTTTGCTTGGTTTCAAAACCGATAAGGAAGAAGAAGCAAAGCAGCGCAAGAACAAAATCTACAACGAATATTTAGCACAAAAAGAATTATTAAACAAGTAAAAAAAACAAACACTATGACCGAGAAGATTCTAGTTGACAATCCCGGACGCTTTGTCCTTTTCCCAATCGAGCACCATGATTTATGGAAGCTTTATAAACAGCAAGAAGCATGTTTTTGGACTGCTGAAGAGATTGATTTAGGACAAGACATTTATGATTGGGAAAATAAATTAAACGCAGACGAACAACACTTTGTTAAACATGTATTAGCATTTTTTGCGGCATCTGATGGTATTGTTAATGAGAACATAGCAATGAATTTTGTTAATGCTGTTCAATACACTGAAGCTAAAATGTTTTATGGTTTTCAGATTATGATGGAAAATATTCATAGTGAAACTTATTCATTGTTAATTGACACATACATCAAAGATAAGGAAGAACAAAATAAATTATTTAATGCCATCGAAACTGTTCCAGCTATTAAAAGAAAAGCTGAATGGGCACTAAGATATATTGAAAAAGGAACATTTGTCGAAAGACTTATCGCTTTTGCAGCAGTTGAGGGTATCTTTTTCTCTGGATCTTTCTGCGCAATTTTCTGGTTGAAGAAAAGAGGTTTAATGCCGGGTTTAACCTTTTCTAATGAATTGATTTCTCGTGATGAAGGTATGCATTGCGATTTTGCATGTCACTTATTTAATCACCATATTGAAAACAAGTTATCACAAAAGCAAATTAAAGATATTATTTGTGGCGCATTAGAAATTGAGAAAGAGTTTATTCTTGAAGCCTTACCAGTTAGACTTATTGGTATGAACTCAGATTTAATGGCTCAATATCTTGAATTTGTTACAGATAGATTATTGGTTGCTTTGGGGGTTCCTAAAGTTTACAATTCAGAAAACCCATTTGATTTTATGCAAAATATTGCTCTACAAGGGAAAACAAATTTCTTTGAAAAGAGAGTTGCTGAGTATCAAAAAGCAGGTGTTAATAAAACTGCGGAAGCGGAGGATCTAGAATCAGCATTTGGTGATTTAGAATTTTAAAAAATATAATTTGAGATGAAAGTACTAAAAAGAGACGGAACGTTAGAAGAGATGAGATATGATAAGATCACTAAAAGAATTAGTGCTCTTTGTGATGACCTTAATATGGATTATGTTGATCCTACATTTATTACACTAAAAGTTACGCAAGGAATTTATGATGGGATTACAACTAAAGAGTTGGATGTACTAGCGGCAGAAACTGCGGCATCTATGACAACAACGCATCCTGATTATGCAAAATTAGCGGGGAGATTGGCTGTAACAAATTTACACAAGACAACACCAAAGAAGTTTTCTCAGGCCATTAAAGAATTACATTCTTTTATTGAACCAAAGACTGGAAAGGAATCAACACTGATTTCAGATGATGTATATGAGTTCGTGATGGATAATAAAGAAATTATTGATGGTGCAATCAATATTACGAGAGATTTTGATTTTGATTATTTTGGCTTCAAAACCTTAGAAAGATCATATCTTTTAAAAATTGGTGAAAGAACCGTTGAAAGACCACAGTATATGTACATGAGGGTTGCTGTTGGTATTTGTAATGGTGATGTTCAGATGGCTTTAAGAATTTATGATGATTTGTCACAACACTTTTATACGCACGCGACACCAACATTATTCAATGCTGGAACACGCAGACCACAAATGTCATCTTGTTTCTTAATTGGAAATAAAGGTGACGATATTGATGGATTATTTGACACAATCAAAGATGTTGCAAAAATTTCTAAATGGGCTGGTGGTATTGGCTTACATGTTCATGATGTTCGTGCTAAAGGGGCATACATTAAAGGCACCGGCGGAATGTCAGATGGTTTACTACCAATGATGAAAACTTACAATGAAGTTGCTCGTTGGATTAATCAAGGAGGTAAAAGAAAAGGTTCATTTGCAATTTATCTTGAGCCATGGCATTCAGATGTATTAGAGTTTATTGATCTAAGAAAGAATCATGGAAAAGAAGAGATGAGAGCTAGAGATTTATTTTTAGCAATGTGGACACCAGACTTATTTATGCAACGTGTTGAATCTGACGGTGATTGGTCTTTATTTTCACCAGATGAGGCACCAGGGCTATCTGACATGTATGATACACCAGAAGATAAAGCTTTTACTCGTTTGTATGAATCATATGAACAACAGGGTTTAGCCAGAAAAACAATCAAAGCTAGAAAACTAATGGATGCGATATTAACCGCACAGATTGAAACTGGAACACCTTATATGTTATACAAAGATGCTGCTAACTATAAGTCAAATCAAAAGAATTTAGGTACAATTAAATCTTCAAATTTGTGTACTGAAATTATTGAATATAGTTCACCAACTGAACAAGCTGTTTGTAACTTAGCATCAATAGCATTACCAAAATATATTTTAGATGGTGAATTTAATCATCAGCTATTATTTGAATACACTTACCAAGTTGTTAAGAATTTAAATAATGTTATTGATTTGAATTTTTACCCAACAGAAGAAACAAAAAGATCTAACTTTAAACATAGACCAGTTGGTTTAGGTGTACAAGGATTAGCAGATGTATTTTGTATATTGTCATTACCTTTTGAAAGTGAAGAGGCGGATAAACTACAAACAGAAATTTTTGAAACAATTTATTTTGCTGCAGTAACATCATCAAAAGATATTGCAAAAGAAGTTGGGGCATATGAATCAATTTCTGGTTCACCGATAGAAAAGGGAATTTTTCAATATGAAATGTGGGGTAAGACAGATAAAGATATGTCAGGAAGATGGGATTGGAAATCTTTGAGAAAAGAAGTTGTAAAGTATGGTGTTAGAAACTCATTACTTGTTGCACCAATGCCAACGGCATCAACCGCACAAATTTTAGGTAACAACGAAGCATTTGAACCATTTACAACGAATCTTTATTCAAGAAGAACATTAGGTGGAGAATTTATTGTTGTCAATAAACACTTGGTTAAAGATTTAATGAATATTGGATTATGGAATGAAGATTTGAAAAAGAAACTAATTCTTGAGAATGGATCTATTCAAAATATTCCAGAAATTCCTACACCAATCAAAGAAGTTTATAAAACTGTTTGGGAAATGTCTCAAAAGAGAATTTTACAAATGGCGGCCAATAGAAGTATTTTTATCGATCAATCACAGTCAATGAATTTATTTATCGATAACGCAACAAAAGCAAAAGTACTCGCGGCTCATTTGTTCGGTTGGAAGCTAGGTCTTAAAACCGGAATGTATTATTTGAGAACAAGATCTGCTGTTGACCCAATTAAAGGATTAGGTTTAGATACCTCAACAGTAAAGCCAGTTGCTGAAGTACAACCAAAGCAACAAACAGCATACGCTACACCTCAAAATACTATTATAAGTGAAGAAACGCCTGAAGTTGTAATGATGGCTAGTAGGCCAGATGATTCACCATTTGAATGTGAAGGATGTGGATCGTAAGATAATGGGTGGCGCCCTCAAAGTTTAGCTGTCGTCAAGGCGTACCTTGAGCATCCAGGACTTGACAATACAGGGTGCGAATATCAAGTCACAATACTAAAACCCAACTTCGGTTGGGTTTTTTATTTATATCCATTTTAGTATTGTTTATATTTATTGATATGGCTACAAAGTATGGTATAGATTTTCCTTTTAGAAATAGCACGTTAGGTGACTATACTAGAATGACATTGAATGTAGATGAGGAGGTTAGAGCAAACCTTATTCATTTATTATTAACTAGAAAAGGAAGTAGATATTTTTTACCTGACTTCGGTACAAGGTTATATGAATTCATATTTGATTTAAATGATAGTATAACCTACAGCAGTATAGAAGATGAAATTAGAGAAACTGTTAAAATTTATATACCAAATCTAGAGATAAACGCAATAAAAATTACAAATCCTGATATAGATCCAGAAGACGGCGCTTCAAGTATTAGTGAAGATGAGGATACTAGATTATTTAGAGTTGGTGACGGTTCTACTAAACCATATACTGCCAAAATAAGAATTGATTATACAACAAATAATGGAACTTTTTCTAGTTCCGACTTTGTAATTATTAACATATAATATGAGCAAAAAGATAGCATATACTAACAGGGATTTTGCTGGTTTGAGACAAGACCTAGTAAACTTAACCAAAGAATATTACCCGGATATTATTCAAAATACAAACGACGCGTCGATT